CCATAAAAATCAAATGCACTTCCAGTATCAACAACTCCCATAGAGTGTTGATAGACTTTAACATTTGCCGAAATATTTGGATTTGGGGTAAAATAAAGATTTGTTCCGGTTGAACCAACACCAGCACCTATTGTTCCTAACCCGGAAACACTTTCTAAAATAGCAAATTCAACGCAATACGCATCAGTATCATCATCAACAACAACTACTTCTGATGATTGGTATCTATTATTTGTAGTATCTTCTACTACAATAAAATAATATGCTCCAGAATAATCTGGTGAATATTTTGATATAACAGTTGCCGTTGGCGTCGGAGATGATGATATTGAAACATAATTGGACTGTATACTACCAGTATTAAATGGTATAGATCCAGTTGCAATTCCAGATCCTGAAGTATTGGCTATTGAAACTCTAAATGTGTTAACAACATAAGTAGTTCCCAATCCAACATTTGGAGTAAAGTCAAGATTTATATTTGAACCAGAAACATATGCAGAATAAGTTCCGATTCCGTCGCTAACGTACCTAACTCTATTTTTATTTGATAATCTTCCATACTCTGATATGTGAACATCCGTGCCATCATTAAGCAAGGTTAGTTCATCAAATTGATAATATTTACCATCAGTAGGTTCAAATTGAACTAATATCTTTGTTGCTCTATACGTTGAAGCAATACCCACAATTGTCGTTTGTGATGTAGTTCCAGAAGAAACTGTTACTGTTGAAGATTTAAGTTCTACAATGTTTCCTATAGATGTATTTCCAACTCCAGGAGCACTTCTGTATAATCCATATGACATTACGCTAATATCATAATCATTAACATAGTAAGATGATGGGAAGAATTCTAAAGTTCCTTCTGAACCAAAAATTGAAAAATCAAAAGATCCAAGGTCTCCACCAGTTTCTAGTCTGGCATATTGAGTTAAATAACCCTCTAAACCGTCATGAAGTAGTGAAACTAGATAAATTTGTCTCAATCCAGTAAATCTCTTATCTCTAACAAATGTTACATACTTTTTAGATCTAACATCATCAAGTCTAAATGTATCAACATTTGAATAATTAAAACTTGATGGAACATTTGAAAATTGATCACTAATATCATCAATTGTTAAAACTCTATTTCCAATAGACTGCAATTCATCTTGCAAAGATACTGAATTAAATATTATTTCTTTAGAATAATAATCTACATCTACTTGCAATGTTTTTTCTCTAACTAAATCATAATCATTCACGCAGTTTAAATCAACTTCTGCTATTAAATCTGAATCTGCAGAAAAATCTCCATTATCTTGAGAAGTCTGTATGCCTACAAATTCGGAATCTATAGATTCAATTGTGAGATCCCCAAATTTCTTAAATCCAGTAGTGTGATTTAAGTTTCCAATTGATTCGTTCCAAGTTTCATAATCAACTTTGGATTTGATAGAATATGAGAAATTTTGGTAGTAATCATTATCGGAAGTTACTTGGAATTGATTATTTAAAAATCCAGTTTCTTTATTCCATCCTTTCCTAACGACAGAAGATGCACTTATATCATAAATTGCATTTAAATCTTCAGTCTCTACTATAGTTCCTTTTGCTCTTGAAGTTTCTCCAATAATTAAAGAATTAACTCCAAATGAACTTTTAGTAGATATTTTTAATTGTTCGGTATATTCATTCCAGTTTAAAACAGTTCCTACAAAAGAGTCACTTAAAACTTTTTCTCCAACAATAAATCTACCTTTTTCCAAAATAGAATTAAATACTGGGAAATATTTTTCGGGAACAACAATACCTGCCGAATTTTCTGGATCAAAAGATCCTGGAGATTCTGAAACATTTAAATAATTTGATAAATTGTAAATAATAGTTGCGCCTGATCCACCATATTGTGGATTAACCGAAGTCAAAGTAAATAACTCATATTCGTAGTTTTTAGAGTTATATCCTTTTGCAGTGCTTGCTGTTCCAACGCTAACACTTTCTATTAGGACTTTATCTCCAACATTAAATGGAAATATTTGACCATAACTATAATTCACTCCCAATTCAACTGTAACATCTTTTGTTACACTGTTAAATGTGATATTGCTTATTGAAACGCCATTGGAATTATTTGTTGGAATAATTATAGGCGTTACGTTGTTTATACCCTCGGTATTTCTGATGATCTCTACAGTTTTTGATCTTAAGTTATATGATAAGTCAACATCACTAACAACTTTATTTGTATATCCATCAATTACAACTAACTTTGGTGATAAAGTATAATTTACACCTACGGAAGACACTCCAACCGATTTAAATGATGAAAGTGGATTTACTTTTAATATTTGAGGTAATTTTGCGGATGGTCGCAAAGTAACATCTGAAGGATATTCAAATCCAATATCTTCAATTTCTGTTTTATTAATTTTTCCAATAGATATTGTTATTGGATCTAAAATTGCATTTTTTCCACTATCAGAAAAAACAGAAGTTATACCTGGAGAAGTTTCATAATATGAACCAGAAGATTTTAGTTCTATCCTTTGGATTGTTCCAGATGCATTTTTTGAATTTGTATAATATTCAAAATTGCCATCACTGTTTGTATAAGACGTACTTTCGGGATAACCCAAAATATTAAATTTAAATGTTGTTTGTCCAACACCAGTAATTGTATGTGTACCAGAATAAAAACTTCTAGTCAATGATAATTTGTTATTATCAAGAATATTTTCGTTATCATTTATAATTTCTTTTTTAACCGCATAATTATCAAATAAATTAGTTGGCACTAAAGAATAGTATAAGTCAAAATCAAGATTTTCTGTTGAAAGTTTAACAGAAGATGTTGAATCAACTCCTATTTTTCCAGTCTTTATTACATCAAAATTTGAAGAATTTTCTGATTTGTTAAATTCTTCCGTTAGATTTGAGTTTGTATATAGTTTAAAGTCAAAAGCTGGATATAAAATTGATCCTTTAACAAAAGATAGTGAATTATCTGACAGGTCAAAGTTTATTACTTGATTTGGAATTATTGAAATACTGGGATTAACCAATGAAATAGAACCACTGAAATCAATAGTAAAATTAATAACTTCAGGAATATCTTTAGTTGCATTATAAAAACTAGAAGATAATTTAATTTTATCTTTATTATATTTTACGATATAGTAAATTTTGTCATTTATTAATTCACCTATCCCACTAGTTGAATTATAAATTACCTTTTGTCCCGTAAAATAACTATGATTGGAAATAAAAATAGTATTGTTTACAATGTCAACGTCACTAGATACAAAATATTTTGGATTTACGACTAATCTTTTGTTCGTATCGTTATATTTTATAACTACAGTTGTTGTAATTCCTGGTAAAGACTCAAAATAAATTGAATCATTGTCTTTTAGTGCGTGTGTGGTTGCAGTTGAAACTGTAACAGTATTTCTACTAAATTCTCCAGTCAAGACATTATCATAGTTTGTTTTAAAACTATGATTTGATCCAGATCCAATATTTGTAAAATAAAGAGTTGATGATGTTACATTGCTATCAATACCAACAAAAGATCCTGTAGATCCCAATCCAACTCTATTTGTAGAAATTCCAATCAAATCATCGGATACCTTTGCAACATATACAAATTGATTGTCTACTAATTGGAAAGAAGAAGAACCATCATTGGAAACATATATTGGAGATCCGCCATTGCTGGAATAAATTAACTCTTCACCTGTGTTTAATGTGTGTGCTGGCAAATATATCGTTTTAGTTTGTACAAATATACTTGTAACTCCTGATCCAGGATTTGCAAAATTTAAAGTATATCCAATTCCAACTCCAGAAGAAGATCCTATAGCAAGAGATTCTTTGGGATTGAAATATAGTTCTTTGTTTAAGTTGAAAACTATGTTACTAGTTCCTGGAGAATCAAAAGTAAATTTTCTAGTTTTTTCGTATAAGACAGTTGAAGATGTATGTGAAGATCCTATTGTAGAATCATACGCTCTTATAACCTTTATTCTTGATGATGGTTTATCAATTGAAAGAACTTTAACTTTTTCATCTTCAATTTGATATACATCATTTTCTCTTATATTTGGATAATTTAAAGATCCATTTACATTAAAATATGTAATAATTCCAGTAGCAGTTGATGTTCCAACTGCGTTGAGGAGAGATAGTGTATCAGATCTCACTCCAACTTGATAAAATCTATCAAATATTTTCGCTAGAGTGCTTATTCCTGAAATAGAAATAATATCATTGTTAATAAGACTGTGTGGCGTAGAACAGAACCCAATATATTTTCCTGCATTGTCAATAGGATAAAATTCCACATTTAGTGAGAAAGTTGAAGCAAGACTTACTGATTTAACTTCCTTTCCTTTTATGTGAGATACTTGTGCATATGCGTTAGAACCATTGGTCTTTAAATTATTAAATACTACATTATCCCCAACCTTATAGTCATTTCCTCCAGTAGTAATTCCTATATCATTTATTCCGCCAGATGATATTGATTTTATTCTTGATACCGAATCATTTACTAATGTTGGATTAAAAACAAAATCATATTGGGAATTTTTACTTGACAAATTATATGGAGAAGTATTACGAATAAGACCCTCACTTGCAAAATCTAATGTATCTTGAGTAACTCTTGTATAGTTAAACGAAATAGGAGTGGATTTGAATGTATCGCCAACTAAATATGGAAATACAGGTTTTTTATAGTTTTTGAATACGCCAGCAGTTTCAGTTGAACCATTGTTAATAGTTGCAAAATATGCATAAGTTCCATTTGGAAACTCTGGAGTTATGCAAAATCTCCCATTATGTTCATCAAGATCTCCAGAACTATTGAATTGATAATCTTCAATGAAAAATCCTTCTGGATAAATTCTTTGTCCCGATGATGAAATTGGATTCGGTCTCTCTGTAGAAATTTGGGAGATATATCCAGATATCATTTCTCTTACATTTCCGCCCGAAGGATCCGAATATCCATATGGACCATAAATTGGATTTCCATCATAAGCCCATCCAATAATAGGAGAATGAACTGTAGAAACTATCTCTCTGTTTCCTGACAAAATAAGATCAGGAACAAAAGTTTGCTTTCCATTTACATAATCTATACCAAAAACACTTCTTCTTAATTTTCTTGGTGCGTATATATGGCAATATTGTGATCCGGAAATTGTATATGAAGAGACATCTATAATTCCATCATCATCTAAAATATTATTAGAACTTAAGTATTTTTCTACTTTATTAATAGTCCAAGATTTTATTCTACACTCAGATTTAAAATTGTTTCCGGCAGGAACTACTTGCAGTAAAGTTCCAACGGTACTAAACCCAACACCACCATTTACAACTTTGACATCTACTACTTTTCCGCCACTAATTATTGGAGTTAATATTGCAGCAGTTCCTATTCCCAAAACATTGATTGTTGGCGTGGAGGTATAATTACTTCCTCCGTTTAAGACTAAAACTTGTTTTATTTTGCCATCATTTATTATAGGAGAAATTTGTGCATCGGATCCTATACCTATAATAACATTTGGTTGTTTCTCATAATTTAGAATTTCCGAAGAACCATATCCAACTCCAGGGTCAGTTACAAATGCATTTGCAATAGATCCTCTAAATATTGGTTGCAAAATTGCATTGAAGTTTTGATTTGTTAAAGTAGAGACACCTATTCTTCCGGAAACAGAAACAACAATTTCTGGATAATTGAAAGTATGTGAAGAAGAACCAACAGAAGTTAAATTTATATATTGATTTGTTTTAAAATAAAAATCTCTATTAGTAGTAGCAATCCCTACTTGAGATAATTTAAATTGGTCATTATTTACTTTAGTTACAAAATATGATTCGCCATCAGATAGTCCCCCAACTACATTTCCAGTTGGTTTATAAACTATTATCTCCCCAGTATTATATCCATGATTTGAAATGATGATACTATCAGATGCCGTATTAATCCCAGATGAATTGCAAGAGATTTTTTTATTTTTATAACCAGATCCTTTATCTAGTACACTGATACTTGAAATTTTCCTTTTAGGGGAAAATGATTCAAATAAATGAACTCCTATACCATAAGATGTTAAGTTTATTGTATTAATTCCAGAAACTGCATCATTAAGGGTTTTGTGTAATTTGACATTAAATGCATCTTGTACATTGACATAATACTGTGCATTTGTGGAGATTCCCCCAAGACCAGATTGTCCGTCAGTTAAATATATTACTTTCTCAAAGTCTCTAAATTTGTGATAAGTTGAAAATCCTATGATATCATTAGTTAAATTTACAAGTCCGGCAGATTCAATAGAATTAAAGGAAACTTGATGTTTAAATGTGGTTAGATTTGGTTTCGCATATGCACCAAATCCACTTCCTCCCGTTATTGTTATAATTGGTTCATCTAGGTAATCAAATCCACCATCAACAACATCTATTCTTTCTAATAATCCTTCAACATGAACTAAAACTTTTGCATTAGATCCATTGGTATCTTGAATTGAGATGGATGGTGGATTAATAACATCATAATCTTCACCTCCATCTAAAACTTCAATATTTTGAATTCCTCCATAATAAACTTTGTCTTCAGATTTATAACTATAAGCTTCAACACCATTAACGAATAGTCCTACCGGTCCAATAGGAGTGTTCGAATTTTGATAATTACTTACTGGTTTTGGTGTTGTAATATTTTTTACATAAGATTGTGGAGAAAAATATATTTTTTCAAATTTAACTTTTTTGAAAACATTATTGGTGACTGTGCCAGCAACACTCACAAACCTACTATTAAATAAATCAGATCTGCTATTTGCAAGTTTTATTTTTGTTTCATCAACTTTTTTTACATAATAAGTTTTTGCAAGGATACCTAGAGAATTTGAGACATCAAAATAATCTTTAACATAAACAACAGAATCTCCACTATAAAGACCATGCAAGTTACTTGGATTACCAGAACTTAAATCTATAGTTTCCCCGTTAAAAGATCCCGAAAAAATAATATCAGTATTTTTTATATCAATATTCTCGTCAAGATAATTGGGGATACCATTTGAAGCAACATAAACGTTATCTTCATCCTTTAAATAAACATTTTGAATATTTGGAGCATATTCATTTACTGAAGAAAAATTAGTAAATTTTGGTTTTTTAATATTTCTTTCTAAAGTATATCTTAAGTTAATATTATCAATTTTCGGACCTTCTACGCTAATAGAGTTTTGATTGTTTATTCTTATAACTTTAAAAATTAATTTTGTACCGTCTGTAAAAATTAAAGTAACAGAATCTCCCAAAGTTACGTTATGTGCATCGTATGTGAGGAATTCATAGGAAAATAAATTTAAAGCCACATTAGAAGAATTTGGGCCTTTAATTTCTTTTAAATCATACTTATTGGCAATATTAAAAATCCAATTATTTGCTAATTTTTCTGATGCTTGATAACCTAGGGTAACTGTTTTTATGGGATCACCCTGAGACATTAAATAATTTAATTCAGGAAAAGAAACATCAGATAATACTCCTGTCACTCTTACTTTTACTGTAGTATCACCAACATTTGCATATGCATATGCATCATTTAATTTTATATCAGTTCCCGAAGGAATAATCAAATTGCAGGGAGATGATAAATTAAATTGTGTTACGTTTTTTGATACGTAATTTAATGTATAATCAACACCACTTACATTAAAAAATAATTTCCCATTAGAAGGAAAACCTATAGTTGAATCAACATCTAATAGTGTACTAGTTGTGTTGGTGTTGTTAGTTAATTTTGTTAGTGGATGAATTGAAAAATTGCCATACACTGATCCATTAACAATTAAGTCCTTATTATAATCACTATCAAGACTTAAAACGTAGTATGTTTTATTTTGTCTGATTATTTTTTCTACTTTTGTAATGGTTCCGTAAGACTTGGTGAAAAAATTATCAGTAGACCCATCTTGATATAAAGTCCTATTCTCTAGATCTGATGGATCTCCAGAAATAGACTCAACTACCAAATCTCTGGTAATTCTGTATTGTGCATCAGATGGTTTTAAAAGAAAATCCCTAGGTTTTATGACATTTATAGTTTCCCCAAAAAGAGCCTTGAACAATACTTTATATGAGTCATCCGTTCCCTTTGAACTATAAAAATCTTTTGCCTGCTTTATAAAAGTTTTTTCATTTACGCCGTCAGCAAATTCTCTATTTTCAAACCCAGGAATTAATTGTCTTTTTACCTTTATTAGAAATTCTTTTAAAAATAAAGAACTTAAATTTTCAACTTTAGTGTTATTGGAGTGTGTAGATATACCTGAAGTTGAAAATACTAATTGATCCGGATTATTATCTGATCTGTATGAAGTTATTCCACTAAAACCTCTAGTACAATCAACAAAAGATGTGGTGGTTTTATTTTTATAAAGTATAATTTCAGAGTCTATTTTGATTATTCCGTTTGATTCTGGAAATCCATAAGTAGATGAGACATTAATAGTGCTGTCTACAAAATCAACATCACTTGATAAGAAAGTTGAAGATGGTGTTTGAATAGTAAATTCTAAAACGTCCCCCTTAGACGCTGGAGATGTTAGAAATACTGAAGAACCATCGGTGGCAAAATAATCTACATTTGCAGTTAGTCTGACTCCATTTTTATATACAATTAGATCATTAATAGAGTAACCACCACTAACAGTAAAATAAGTTTGTGGTGATTGGGGTTTAACAGTAACAATTCTGCTGAATAATGATTCAGATAAGTTATCAATTTTTAAATATTGATCAATATTCTGAAGAATATCTAAAGTTCCACTTTTGCCTTCTAAAGAATTATAATATTCTTTTAAAAATTCACTTACAAGAGGATATTCTTCCTGTACAAAATCAGGAAGTTGATTTTGTACAATTGAACTGATTTTAACTCTGGTATCTGTCATCTTATTCTCTTATAATTGAACCATTACTGTAACTTGTTGTTTTTGTGTATGTTGACCCTGAAGGATCATCCCCTGATGTAATTTTATCGGATAAGACTCCCAAAATAACATCATTAATATTTAAGTTTAAATATAGATCTTGTAAACCAATTACGTCATTGGATTCGGGAACCGCTGAAACTTGTATAATCGATTCACCGTCAGTTTTGGATGTTGAATCAATATTAATCGCATCTAAATTAATCTCACCTTTTTGATAATTTATAGTTCCTGCATTTGCATTGATTATTTTGTAACGATCAATAGAGTCCAATTTAAAAATAACAATAGTACCAGTTATTCTATCTAAATTTGGAATATCTGTTATATAAACAGTTTCCGCCACTCCTGGAACGGTAAATCCAGATGATTTAATATTAAATCCAAGGATATCTTTTATGTGAAATTGGTTTCCAAAACATATTTCATATGTCGCTAAACTATTTAACACAGGTCTTAAATCACGTCTCATTTGGACTGTTGTAATATTTGATGTTATTGATTCGTGACTATCATCAATAATTTTTAAGAATTTACTGTACTTAAATCTTGCACCATATTTGTTTAATTCCGAAGAATTTGCATATTTTTTTATATTATTGTATACAGTATTTGTAATATACTCTGACGAAGGAGCATTATTATTGTTATAATAAATTGTACTATTAATTTCTAAAGAAAGATATTTAAGATCTAATATCTCTGGAATAATGCCAGCAACAGAATACTTTCTAAGTTTTTCTTTTATATTATCTTTTACTCCGTTTGAAACAAAAAATCCACCTTCCGGTTTAATAGTGATAAAAACCTTTCCATATTGTGGAGGATCTAGTTCTTCGCCACCAAAAACAGAAACGGATTCCGCTTCTGGATAGATTTGTGGAATAATAGATTCATAATCACTAGAAGTTACTGCTCTGTTTTGTGCCGCATAAATTCTAGTTGCATATTTTTTAATAGAATCTATGGATTCTATTTCTCTACCTCCACTTGATGAAATATTAGATGTTATGAGTGAAATTCCACTTGTAACATCAAAGTTATTATTATCTACTAGAGTTCCATTAAAAACAAAAGAAGAGACTCCATTTGCAGATTCTCCGTTTGTAATAATATATGAAATATCAACTACGTTTTCGTTAATTAATTTTTTACCAAAAATACCATCTCCAAAAAGAACTTCATATCTTTGATCTTCAATTTCTTGAATGAAGAAAATTTTTGATTCTGAATTAATATCTAAAATGTTATTTGATTGAATATATTTTTTCCTTGGACCAAGAGAACCATCTCTAACTTCAACACGAATAAGAGAAGAATCTACATTTGCATTATTTAAAATAAACTTTTGATTTGGATCTAATGAATTTACTGTATATGTTTCTGTAATATAAGTCCCTTCATAAATGTCAACATTACTAAAATCAGCAATTCCATTGATTACTGGTACTGTAATATCATCTGGAATTGAATAGACATAGTTCGTACCATTAAAAGATCCAGAAGTCGTTGCTACTATTCCTTTTTTAATAGTCAGTGTAAGGGGTTTTTGTGGTGCATTAGTTATAGATGCATCTACAAAGAATGAAATATTTGCTTTTGATGCTGTTCTTGATCTTGGAGTATATCCAATGCTTCTTGCGATAGAAACAACATTTTCTCTAAGTGTGGCACTATCAATGAAGACCTCATTGCTAATCATATTAGCATTGTATGAGGAAATATATGTATTATATGCAAGAACATCTAAAATTATTGAAAGGTTGGACCCTTCAAAATCATAATCACTAAAATTAGAATTCGATCTCAGATAGTCTCTGATCGAAGTCTTGATTTGATCGAAATCTAAATTTGTAAAATTAACTAGTGCCATTTATCGTGTCGGTTGTAATGCAAATGATAATTGTTGGGGTAATACATCAACACCAACTATGTAATAACTAACATTCACGCTAAATTCATAGTCATCATAATTTGGAGTAACCACAACATCGATTAAATCGACTCTTGGTTCATAATTTTGAATGGTGTTTCTAATTTCGTCACGAAGTATAGAAGCACTAATATCATCAATATTTTCAAAAAGAGACTGATTTACCTTGGACCCAAGATTTTGATTAAAAAATCTCTCTCCTGGTTGCGTCAAAACTAGATTACGTATTGAACGTGCAATTGCAGTCTCATTTTTAATCGCAATCAAATCATAATTCAGGGGATTAACCTGAAAGGATAAACTAATATCTTTAAATGCTTTGCTTACCCTTTCAGAAGGCATAGAAATGATAATGATTTTAATAATCTATCTTATTTATTACCGATTTTTTGATTCATATAGTGGTTCTGTTCCATACTCCCAATCATCATAATCCTCATCATTGCGAATTTTTGAATGAATATCATTTTGGTGATAAAAATCGTGTTTTTTTGGATTTAAATCGTCGTTTGCGATTTCTCTAAGCATTTTTTGATCCATTTTGCGCTCCTGATTATTGAAAATCAGAACTTTTTACGGGGTTGCTATCCCGATATTTGTAATTTCATACATAAAATCGTCAGATGTCTCAATTTTGCGGCGATTTTCCACTGAATATTCGGTCAGATCAATCTCATACCCTGGATTTTTGGTAATTCTGTTCTTTGTCCATGCATCATCGTACCATAAAATCTTATTATTTGGATATGCATAGAAGTTTCCATTATCCATCTTAAAAAAATGAGCACATTTATGCTCTGGAGTCTCGCTAAAGTTTGTATTCAGAGTAGATTTTGATTCCCATGACCAATCAAGAGTGAATAGATAAGTCCCTTCATTCTTTTCTCCACGATAGTTAATCAGTTCAGCACGTAAGTTAGCCAATCTTGAACGTACTTGAACATCAATATAAGGAGAAAAGCAATCCCACCACATACACT